TAGCCATTCGTTCTAGTGCACGTTCAGGGTTAACCCAACCGATTACTTTATCTAAGATATTCATCGTCCACCCCATGTCACGTATGCATCAACTTGATACCCATTAGACTCTTCATGTACTCGTTGCATTAGCGTTTGTTCGCGTGCATAAAGTACTGGTAAGTCAATCGTCTTGAATCGTTTGCCACCAATCTGTAACTCGGAGTATCCTTTAGTTTCGATATCCTCAATCACTTGGCGGACACGTTCAAGTTGTTCATTTACATCGCTCATGGTTCACCTCCTATCTAAACCAATGGCCTATGCTACCGATTCCGCTTCCGTAATCCTCATAGGATGTAGTATCTTCAGCTTCTTCGTAAGGCTCAGGCTCTACTAAATATTTAACTCCGGCAATATCAGCTACCGCCGCGTTATAAGTACATGTATCTAGCAAGTGGTTCGTAGGATGTCCTGTAAGAGGTTTCCATTTAACGGTTACCTCACCAGTTTTCACATTACGTATCTCTTGCTTTTCTTCTGCCCTTAAGTGGTCCATGTATTCTTGAGGGCAGTCTTTGAATAGATGGATCGTACCGATTTCATCAGCAGGCCTTACCATTCGAGCGAAGATAAAGTCTTTCCAATAATCGGTATTGAGTACATATAGCTTCAAACCACCGATAACACCCTTTTCAACGCTTGACATTGAATACGGTGCTGTCATGGTTGTACTGTTAGATGAACCTTTAAGAGGTATACAGATTTCAGGGAACCTTGCACAGAATTGGTAAACCTCATCTGTTCTAAACCCTGAGTCAATACCGGCTTTCATTACCTGGCGTGGTTCTCCAAATTCACTTGGATACTCACGATTGACGATAATCTCTTCTAGGTCATCCCATGTACTAGCTTGGCCATAGTCGATTAAGTATGACTTAACGCCTGGCGCATAGGCTCTCACTTCCCACCAGAAGTAATCGAGCTGTACGTCAACGCTAGCAATAAGGAGTGTAGCCTTATCAGGTACAACCCCTCTGTCATACGTTGACTCTGTGAACTTAATATCTTGGGTACTCTTAGTCTTAGCAGACCGCCACGGTTCAGCTAGCCAAGAGTTGATAAAGTTCATTAATTGGTCTGCGTAATCCTTAGAGGATAGGAACTCGTAAGCCACCTTGCCAAAGGCTACCCAAGGACTGTATATAGAGGATAGGTGGTAGCCAACGGATCGTACTCTACAGTTTGGCACGTTCTCCGTTCGCCATTCACCTCTTCGCAGCATTTCCATTTTGTACTTATCTTGTATTGGTTCCTTGCAGTGCTCACATTCGTAGTACGCTGTATCACGCACTAGGTCTTTATTACCGTTCGCACTTTCAGGCCATTTGATTTGTTTAAACTTGAGGGTCTGATATTCTCCGCAGTGTGGACAAGGTACGTAGTACTCTTTCTGCGCATGAGCTGATTTAAAGGTCCTCCATATATTCCCGTTTTCTACCGTAGGTGTTGATACCATCACGTGTTTGGCATCAACGAACGTTTTAGTACGTTCAGTAGCCAACTTGATAGGATTGGCTTCCTTACCGGAGAACGCAGGGTATTTATCTATTTCATCAAAGAACACATATTTGATTGCCCTAGATGCTAGACTCGATGGTGAGTTAGCACCAGACAATACCATGTAATTGCCATTCGTGAAGTTAAGCTCCTTCTTCTGACTGGCGTTTGCATCATACATTTTCTCCAATGGTTCAGAGTTCTTTATCATTGGTTGCACACGTTTCTCACTGTTAAACTCTGCCAGGGCATCCGTTGGATATACCATCATGACAGGTGCTTGTGATTGGTGAAGTGCATAACCAATCATATTGAGTTCTGCTTCCGTCTTACCTATCTGCGCACCGAAGCACAGCACGATTTGTTCAATCAGATCATTGTTGAGCATATCCATAGGCTCACGGAGGTATGGAGTACGGAGAGTGCGCCACGGCCCTGGTTCAGCACCGGTACTTGGTAGTACACGGAACTTATCCGCCCACTCAGATACGGTATATCGCTCTGGTGGTTTAAAGGCCTCTAATTCGGGAGCTGTCCACGTAAACGAAAATTCATCGACGTTGTTATTCCATGTCTTAACAGATTCAGCTTTTGAATTCGTTTTATTTTTTCTTTTTGTGGTCGATTTCCGTTTTGGTGTACTTCCCTTCCCTCGAATAGCTTTCGAGGTACGTGTTGACACACTCATTCACCGTCCTCTCTACAATCACCCTTGTATCTGCATCTGGAAATTCTTTGCTAACCGCTTTGGCTAGCAGACCAAGGGATGACTTCAATTCTAAAACGCGTCCAGTCCATTCACGTTGTACATCAGCCACATCTATGTATTGGCCATCTAGTACTTCGCTTAGTCGCTTTTCACGTTTGGCTCTGGCTTCCTTATAGTCAGCCTCGGCTTCTAATTTTCGTTGCGCTGCCGATTTCGTTCCGTCCTTATCTTTTGACATCCCTAGCCAAACTAGGACTTCGCGAATGTTCCACCAACCGGTGGCCACCTTCGGCATACCTGCACGATTATGTCTGCTGATCATTTCGGGTCCTAGGTCTAAGATTTGACATAAGACCGCAGTAGTAACTATGAGCTCGCCATGTTCACTGAACTTGACTTTAGGTCTCTCGACTGCCATTTCCGACCTCCTTTCTTAGTGTCCTCTCCAAAAGTACTTTCTACTTGATTTTTTCTCTCACAGGCGGAACACTTTCGCGCGGAGCCGACCACTGCTGGATTTATCGCGAGGGAGTACCTTTTATCACTCATTCTCAAAATAAAAGACAAAAGGTCAACGGTCGAACTTTTAGAGAAGTAAGCAAAAGGGACTACGTGGTTGTGCGTAGTCCCTAATGATACTTCTTGTGTTGTAATAGCCCATGGAGGTTTGTACAAGAAAGGTATTCACTATGAACGTACCCTACAGTGCGTGGTAACAATAGGACTAATGGCTTAATCCCTATCGCTCCACACTTGTAGACTACCATAAGTGGTACCTCTAATTGCATATTGTCTTTATTTATTTTTAGAAAATACTTGACAAAAGCTTCTCACTGCGTTCCGTTGGATATTATATATCTGTGCTTCACTGTAACACATATCCTCGATGACCTCTTTCATGCTCATTCCAAAGTAGTATCTGTTCTCGAGGAACGTACGCTCAATGTCATTAGGTATCTTACATATTAATGTCCATAGCTCATACCGTTCCTTAGATAGTACGCGAAATTCATTATTAAGGTCACGCTGTGCAGTATTCAGATTAAGCTGTTGCTCTGGTGTATTCGACCGTTCGTCTTGTGCTTCCACCTCCAGGCGTTGTAGATGTGACTCAATGTCTTTCATGCGCCTACGACTATTCAGTAACCGTTGTAGCTTCCTAACCCCAGGATGCTTACTCCCAGTACATGACTTAGTATTCATAGGCATCACCTAAGATAGCTTATGATGAGGAGCCAACACTTCCTCAGAATCAAACTTAAGAGTTGCATTCTTACATTGATCATGAACGGCAAGCATCATAGCATTAACCAACAAAGGGATATGCTCATCATCTTTAGAGAACTGCTTAGCAACGGCAGTCACTAACTTAGTAGCCATATAGATTGCCGTAGTAGGGTTTGCATTTTCAATAGTGATATTACATGTTTCTGCATCATTGTTAGACTCAACAATAATGCGCGCTGTTTTATCTTCCATAATAGGTCTCCTATACTTCTTGCCATTCCTGTAAGATTTCACTGTACCGATACATCGTAGTATTAGTTAACTGATACGCAGCATCGTTTAAGTTATATCGATTAATCCACACACGGTAGACATCGGTTAAGTAGTCTTGTAACTCAGCCTTTTGGCTAGGCGTTACCACATTGTCATGTAGGTAGTAAACCTCTTCACCTTGGTCCACCTCATCTTGGCATCTCTTAATGTCATTCTGAATAACTTCATCTACGTTGATGTGACCTGGGTATGGAACAGCACGACCTACTACAATGGTCATACCTTCACATGGTTTACATTGTGTAGCTATCCAGTGTAGCTCCTTGAGTGCTTCGTCCCAGGTATCACACGTCATAATATATTCATGACGCTCTAGTGTGACGTATCCTCCGAATAGTGGTTTCATTTCATCACCTCATTAATGTATCTATCCAAATACCATTGTGCTTTTTTAAGGTCTTCAAGCTTATCACCTTTAGCCCCTGCACGTGCTACATACTTAATGACATTCCCTAGATGGAACGACAAGCCCTGGTCTTCAATGAAGTCAATAACTTCAATCTTACCCTTGTTGTAGTGTGAAGGATGGTTAACCATATCTGTTCCGTCCTTGCTTTCATTAATAGGATATAAGTCACTAACACTATCTGCATTGATATATGATGCAGTAGTTTCCTTTTTGGAAATAACTGGATCCACTACATCTTCCTTCTTAACTGCGATAACTTTGTCTTTTACATTAGCAGGCTTTTTCTTAGGTTTATTTAACAAATCTCGACAAGAAGGGCAGTTTACTGCAGGTCTACCTTTGCCAGTCTGCTCGAACATCTTGCCACAGTTCTTACACTTAGTCATAACTTTCTCCTTCACTTCCTCTTTAGGTGCTTCCTCTTTAGCAGGTGTAGGTGGCTTATCCTTCTTAAGGATAGCCATCAGTTCATCTTTAGCACATTGCACACAATACTGTTCGTCTTTCTTAGCTAGAAATGTACGTCCACACCGGATACACTTTCTTGCAAGTGGCATCTTATAGTCTCCCTTCTAAATCCTGTTTAATGCTTTCCATTCACTTAATGTAAAGGTAGCTAAACCATGTTTCTTAGCAAATTCATACTCACCATTACAGCCTCGGCTTGTTTGCCAATCATCACAGAGTACTAATACATCACAATGGCTAAGTAGTCCTATGCAAATATCTAACCCCTTTTGGTACTCATCACCAGTCAGATATACATAGCCATAATTATGGATAGGTGATACGTAGTCGTGATTCAAATCATTCAATACTAACTCACCCATAATGGCATCAATCTTTTTACGGTTGCTTTCCTTGCCCCCATAAGGATGCGCAACATATACAAGCTTTTTATTCATAGCCTCAACCTTTCACTGTAGTTCTTCTAACGTTTCAATATGAACCCATATCCCAGTGACTGGGTTCCAGTACTTTTCAGTAACCTCACTACACACCTGGGCATCATCATTCCAGTAATTGAGTGAGGTCATACAATCTTTAAACAATTTAATAAGGTTATCTGTATCTGGCTTAGTGGTTTTCCATTGAGCTTTTTTACAGTTAGCCTTACCAAAGCACCATTTTGTTACCAATCTAATAGGTCCTTGTATTGGATCAGCAGGAGCATGTGGTGCCAATTCTTCAGTAAATAACTTCCGAATAGCTTTTACTTCAGCCGATTCATAGAACCGTGGCGTACCATTCTTAACAGTCACTCGTTTCTGTTGATGGGTACCTGTTGGAACTTTACGAAGAGGGATAAAGAATTCAATTATAATTTCAATCACATCCTTAATCGATATGTTTTTCGCATTTAGCCAATATATCCTGAATAAGCGTCAATGGGATATTTGACCGTAAATTATATCTATTACTTCCAGATTTAAAATCCTTCATCTGTATACTAGCCGGTACATTTTCCTTAAGTAGTCTTAGGTTAATATTGCTACCAAATTTAGTTGCTTTCTTTAATGGATACCCATAGTTGTTGTAATAGGTTAGGTTTTCATAAGGAATGTTGAATCCTATTACACTTGCTATATATTCCCATATCCGCCCATACGCTGGGTTTTCAATCACGAATACTTTAGGTTGGTAACGCTTGATAATCTGTATCGTATTATAGATACACATTTCACCATTTACCCTCGTTAAGAATGACTTATCATACTTGAATTGGTAGCTTTCATAATCAATGTGATTTCTGATTGTGAATTTACTTCCTTGTTCGTATTCACCAAATAAGTTGATAGTCATGTCCTTTTCTTGCTTCCAACATGCATTACCACCTTTCATCGCACTGGCAACGCTCCAACTTTCACATGGTGGGCTAGCCAATATTACATCTGGCTTATCTAAATTATCTAATTGTGCCCATAAGCCCTGTTTATTATGAAGAGTATTAATTGCTAAATCTTGGTTAATATCAGCATTGTTAATCCCTATAGATATAATTTGGTGTTGCCCCCCCCTATTTTTGTTGTACTCAGTAACTGCATTTGAGTAGCTACCGTTACCATCGTCAAACAATCCCCATATTTTCATATATCACCTTATTCACTGTAATTAGATCCAATGACATATTTACACTTCCTTAATCTATGTCTAATACGCTTAATGTTGTTACCAATATAAGCGCCTACATCACATCGCAAGTTACGTTCTTTAGATTGTCTTTCCATTCTGACTTGATACATGATGTATCGAACGCAGGTACCATGACATCCAACTGAACGCACTTCGCAATTCTTACATGGAGTTTTCAAAAATAACCACCTCCGAAGGAAGAAAGAAAAAATCGTTATGTAAGGTAAGAGAAATTTTAAAGGAGGAGGGTAGAAAGGGGAGACTTTAGCCCCCTTTTTACCCCTTTGAAATTTTTCTCTTACATCGGGAAATTAGGAAAGAAAAACCTATATATATATATAAGGTGTTTCCTCCCTATTGTTAACCATCCAACCTATCTACAAGTTCACCTAATTCAACTTTATAAATTGGCATTTCTTTTAAATAGTTTCTTACGGTTCTTTCACTGACATTCATAATCTCGGCTACCCGTTTTATATCTGCTCTATTACCAAAGTTACTTTCAGCCGCAGCAATGTTAAACGCATCAACTAATTGCTGTTTCTTTTTCTCTTTAGCTGACTGCTTTGCCTTATTCATTTTGTTAAGGCCTTTTTCTTGAGCATCTTTAAACATGGCCATAGATAAGAAACCACTTTCATCGACTCTATGGATTGGATATTCAAACCATAGATCAACAGGTTTGAATCGAGGGAATTCACGAAGCGTGCCTTCCATTCTCCATGCAGTACATTGGCTAGTATCCACTGGAGCACCTTCGAGTTTGTTTTCGTCGAGGTTATCTGCTTCAATTTCTAGTAAGTCAATTAAGGCGTCTGGGTCACGAGCGAATACACCGGAACCAGAGGCACGGTCCATAGACCGTTTACCAGTTTGGTTACCCTTAGAATGATGGTGACAATAGATGACTGCACATTTTAGCTCAGTACATACCTTGTCAAATTGGTTACAGAAGTTAGCCATTTGGTCGGCACTGTTTTCATCGCCTGTAATAACCTTATAGATAGGGTCAATAATGATAGCCTTATACCCTTTCTTTTCAGCCCTACGGATTAGCTTAGGCGCTAATTGGTCCATAGGTAATGACTTACCACGGAGATTCCAGATGGATATCTTATCTAGGTTATTCGGTGCCAGGTGTAGCGCTTCGTATACATCCTTAAACCGATGTAAGCATGACGCACGATCAAGTTCTAAATTTACATATAGGACTTTACCCTGTGCACAGTTAAACCCAAACCACGGCTTGCCTTCTGCTAGTGAGATACATAATTGGATAAGTGCGAATGACTTACCTGCTTTAGATGGACCCGCAATAAGCATCTTGTGGCCTTCACGAAGGATACCATCGATTAAGCTAGGTGCTAAGTCTGGCATGTTATCCCATAGTGCGTTCAAGTCTTCAGGCTCAGGTAGGTCATCATTAACAGTGGCTATCCATTCTTCCCATTCTTTGAATGACTCTTTACCAATATTCGTAGCGATTAAGAATTGAGGTTTACCGGCACGCATCACACCAGGCATACGTGATAACCGGCTAGGGTTCTTGTTTTGTTTATCGACCTTGAACCCATTCTTTTGCACGATTTGATATAGGAAGTCTACTCGATTACGGTATTCAGAATAGTCATTAGCATCGATATGTACGATAGCGTGGATACTTTTACCACCGCTATATACCATAGCTGCAATCGGTAACTCTAACTGCTCAAGAATAGCCTTTTGCTTGCCGAGTTCCATATTGTCAGACTCGATAAGTGCAAATTTGAAAGATGATACATTATCATTCTTAACACCTTTGCCATCTAATGCATTAAATCGTATCCAGGCGCCCGCTTCTTCATCGAGGGTACCTATTGCATCATCGACCTTATTATTTGCCCGTAGAGCATCTAAAATTTGATTTTGCGTGCGTCCATAACTTCCTTTAGTCGGTGATTTAATCTCTGTACCATCTTTGTCTTGATGAGTGTAGACAGTATTTACATAGCCAACATAATCATCTGGCTCGAATAACGCTTGGAGGTACTTTGTTAATTCCTCCACACGTTGTTCTTGAGGGTAGTGCTTTGGAATTTCAATGTCAGATGCTTCCACCCAGGTCTTGTCAATAATCTTGTATGGATCAGGATTAGCCATAACCATAGTCCCAAAAGGAATTGTTGTTGCATCCCATTGAGTACTACGGTTAGAGGTCCATCCATTCTCTTTAGCCATCTGTGTGATAGTTGCCCCTGTAATTTGTTTACCTGTGTAAGCACCGAACGAATTCCATTTAGCTTCACATTCACCAGGATGGAACCGTTCACCGTCATTAGATGACCATTCTTCCCATACAAACATTGGATATCCTTCATGGTGAAGTGCAAGGCCTACGTTTAGCCATTCTTCGTAGGAGCAATCGACTGGGTCGATGTACTCCAATACTTCTCTTAAATCTAACTTTCTTTCTTCCATTTGCACTCCTTTATGATGGTTGGTACGTTGCAGGTTTAACTCCTTTCGGTATTCTCCAACCACTAGCATTAATGCGGCTTATCATGTTAGAGGCTTGGGTATTAGTCCAAGTACCAACATTTTTAAAGCCTTTGTTTTCTAAGAATCGAATTTGTTTCGGAGTGGATAACCCCTCCGCTTTACGTTTGTGCAATCTATCGATGAGCATGGAAGCTTTACCAGCATCCTCAATGGTGTCTGGATTAAGCCCAAAGTCCTCGATAGTTTTCTTTTGCTTGTCTGTGATACTCGATGCTTGCCAACCAAATGCAGGCACATAATGTGTTAGGTCCTCAGCTTGAATAGAGAATTCAAATTGCAATGGGTCCACAAGCTTAGCTTTCTTCTTGCGCATGGCTGCAAGTTCTTTAGCAAGTGCTGCTTCACGTTCAGCGAGTACATCGCGTTCAGCCTCTTCCTCAGCTTCCTCTAAGCCCATGCTTGAAGTTTCAAGTATCTCAGTCATCTTAATGGCCACATCATCTGACTTAGCGATTAAGTGAGCAGGTCTACATAAAGAGTGCTTCTCGTAGTGCCATAGGAAGTCGAGTACTAATAAGTGGTCTTTTCCTTCGCATAACCGAGTACCACGGCCAATCATTTGCGTATATAATGCTCGTGATTTAGTCGGTCTAAGTACGATTACGCAGTCAACACTAGGGCAGTCCCACCCTTCCGTGAGTAGCATTGAGTTACAGAGTACGTTGTATTTACCATTGGCGAAGTCTTCTGTAATTTCGTTACGGTCTTTACTATTACCGTTAACTTCCGCAGCATTGAAGCCACGTTCAATGAGCATCTTGCAGAACTTTTGGCTCGTTTCAATGAGTGGTAAGAACACCACTATCTTTCTATCTTTATAGTCAAGTAACGTATCTGCAATTTGTTCTAAGTACGGGTCTAATACCCTGCCAATATCACCGGCCTGGAAGTCACCGGCGGTAATCTTAACGTTGGTAAAGTCAATGTGTAGTGGTAATGTTTGTACTTGTATCTTCACCAGGTAGCCACTACTGATAGCATCACGTAGAGTGTATTCATAAGCTAAGCTATCGAATACCTTACCTAAGTTCTGCATATCTGACCTATCTGGTGTAGCAGTAACGCCGAGTATATCGGCTGTGTCAAAGTAATTTAATATAGCTTGATAGCTACTCGATAAAGCATGATGTGCTTCATCGATGATGATTGTGTCAAAGTAGTTTTTACTGAAGAGAGCTAGCCGACTGTCACGGCATAGGGTTTGTACAGAACCGACTATGATGCGGTCCCATTTTCCTATGCATGACTGCTCAGCCTTCTCTATTGCTGTAGTTAGTCCGGAGGCTTGCATGATTTTATCTGAGGCTTGTTGAAGTAGTTCTTCACGGTGTGCCAGGATTAATACACGCTTACCTCTTCGGACCGCCTCTTCAGCAATTTTGGCAAAACATATAGTCTTGCGTTAACCGCACCCCGTTGGCAACACCAACAGGGTACGTTTATTTCCTTTCTCCCACTCTGACCATACGGCATTGACTGCCTCTGTCTGATAGGGTCTTAATTCCATTAGAAACCTCCGAAGCTATCGCCTTTAGGTTGAATGAACTTCTTGATTTCATTGGCTGTACCTTGTGTGCCGTCATTCTTTTCATATAGGCGATGGCTTAGCTCGAATTGGCCAGTTTTACCAATTAATAGGTCTGGGTTCGCTACGAATTTTTCACCTGGTTTAGCTAAACCAGTAGCGATGAATACATTAGATACTTTCCACATCATGGAGGGAATCCAGTACAATCTTTCAGTGACTTTATTTTTACCTTGGTCACCACCATCTGCTTCTAATGTAATAACGGCTTTAGGTGTGTTGGCAGGGATTTTAGCAGTAGCCACATCTGTGTAGCCTTTTTCTACGTTAGTAATAACGAATGGATATGTACCTGCAGGAAGTAGTGTAAATTCTTTTACCTCAGCTACTACTTCGGAGTTAAAACCTAATGCTTCATTACCTAATTGTTCAAATGCACTGCTCATAATCTGTTACCTCGTTTCTTATTTATTAATAAATTCAACAATTTTGTCCCACATAGGGATAATCCAACCTGTTACGAACGCTGGATCATAATTTTCAAATGGAGTACCTTGTGGATATTTACCACGAGCTACAACTACAGACTGTACTTGGTCTAGTGTTACGCCATCTTTAGCCATCAAGTCTTTTAATGCTTTAGGGATAGCTGTTTCAACTAATGGAGTATCATCTTCTGCAGGTTTAGGTTCTGCTTTAGCCTTAGCTTTTGGTTTAAGCTCAGCCTTTGGCTCTTCCTTAGCGACTACTTCGCCAGTTTGTTCTTTAGCTGCTTTGACTACTTCTGGTGCGTAGTCCTCAGTACTTGCTTTGGCCAATTCATCAGCCGCAGCAGTTGGAAGTACATCATCAGGAATCACATGAGCGATTTGGCTATACTCAAACGGCATCACATCAGGTAATCCATGGCGGTTTTTAGCATCCCAGGCAGGGGAATGTGTAGCGTACATTAAACGCTTACCATTGACTGCCTTTTTCTTATTGGTAGTGGATGTGATAATCTCGTTTTTGTAATTAGCGAAGAGTACCATATCCGCCCATTCTTTGATGAGAGGGGATGTTTGGCTACCTGTTTTCTTACCTAGCTTTAACTCAAAACGATCATATGCGCCAAGCTCGTCTGGTTGTTCAAACTTACGAATTTGTGTGTGTGCTGTAAGTACTACGTTCATCCCTGCGTCAATTACTTCATCAAGTAGGTTAAGGAATCGCCCAATTTCTTCACGTACATATACATAGCCAGTACCATAAGGGAACTCCTCAATACCTTTTTTTTGGTGTTGAGCGCAGATATGTTCTACACATAACTGTTCAGCCCAGTCGATGGTATCAATGACCAATGTTTGGTAGCCACCTGGCATCATAGCGAATTCCTTAATAAAGGAGATAAGCATTGTCCATGATGTAGGCTTTTCAGTACGTGCCACGTCTAGGTGGTCGGTACTGCTTTCTGTATCAATGAATACTGGAGATGGGAAGTGACTAGCGAAGGTGGTTTTACCAATACCTTCTGTGCCATACAGCACGACTTTTTGAGCACGTTTACGTTTACCTGTTACAATCTTCATTAAAATTCACCCCAATCATCTGTTACTTTAGGTTCTTCTGTTACATCTTTTTTAGGTTCTGCTTTAGCTTTAGGCTTAGTTTTGGTAGCCTTACCTGTAGTACTGAACTCCTCGCCCTTAATGTGGCCATCTTCGATGATGATGGAGCATTCATCTAGGTTGTTCGTAACGCGAGTGGCGATAACTTGTAGCCCCTCTTTCTCCAACCACCCACCGAATTCTTTCATAGTATCGAGGTCCATTTGCTCCATTTTGTCCATCAATACAAATCCACATTTAGGGTTAAGTGCTCGTACAATAGCAGTCGCTACTTTGAGCTGTTCAGCACCGCTCATGCAGTCCCATTGTTTACCGTTGTAGATAAGTACCCCTTCCTGGATAGATAACCCTGGTAGTGGCATATCCACAGACTCAAGTAATTTATTTTTACGATCACGGATGTCTTGAATGTCATCCGTTAACTCATCGTATTCTTGTTTAAAGTCTGCAGCTTCCTGTAAAGCACGTTGGCGCTCTTGGTTAGCTCGTACTTTAGAGTTAATTTCGTCTACATTCTTGATTTGTTCTTCAAGTTCTGCTGTAGATTCGTCCTCTAGGTCTTTAGCTGCAGTCGTTGCGATATCATAATCTTCAGCTAGTTGTGTCTGCTTAGCTTGAAGTTCTTCGAGCTTACGTTGAGCTTCATCGACTAAGTTATTGACAGTTACCATCTGAGCCTTAATAGCAGACACGTTATTACGTTTCTTTTGGTTCTCAGCGTTGCGGAGTAAGATATCTTGTTGCTGTTTTATTAATTCCGATGCACTGATAGGTTCCTGTGGAACTTCATCATACGCAGGTAACTCTTTAGCGTATTTGTCTTTCTGAGTGGCAATTTGGCCTATAGAATGACGTTTAGCGTATACCTCTTGGTATTTACCCTCGAGTTTCTTTAACTCGTCTTCTACGCCTAATAATTGAAGTAACTCATTAGCCTTTTCTTTGTCGCTCATTTCCATGAACTTCGGTAAGTCCAGGGCTAATTGACCAATGAAAGTATCTAAAATCTTTTGGCCAGATTTCTTACCTTCTGGATCCAATACTTTAAGTGTGCTGTTAGCACCAGTTCGTGTTACCACGAGCCCATTGGATAGCTTTACTTCAAGTTTAGGTGGATTATAACTGCCTTCACGAGCAGCACTGGATGGTTCAAATTTAGCTCCACCAAGCGCCCATGCGATGGCATCTAATATAGATGTTTTACCTTGGCCATTCTTTCCACCAATGACTGTTAGTCCATTTTCTGTAGGTTCATAAGATACTGCTTTGACGCGTTTTACGTTTTCTAGTTCAAATGAATTGATTTTAATCTTGTCCATTATGTTTACCTTTCTTAGTAATCTTGTACTTGGAATATAGATTCTATGGGAACCTTAAGCCCATCTGCGATAATGACTGCTGTCTTGAACCTGGCCACACTCTTATTCCTTAAATAGGTATATAGCGTTACGTAGTGGATACCGCATAGTTCAGCAGCCCTTTGTACATTCAGACCTCTTTTAGCTAGCAAGGCTTTGAACTCATCATGCTTTAACTTATAGCCGAATCTGTTTCCCCATGAGTTTTGTTTGATGGTTGTTCGCTTGAATAAGCAATTAAAGGACATTCGTAATTTCTTAGCTATGAGTTCGGCAGTAGATATACGGCAACACTCACCACGATTTAGCTTAATGATGTTAGGGCTGATACCGATTTCTTGGCACCAGGCAACGAAGCCATATGGTGTACGTTCATAGACTAGCTGTTTTATGTCGAACCCTTTTCTAAGCACTGCCATAGGTATGACAGCCTGTTGGCCACTATAGTCTTTCATAACTAATCACCTCACCAAACAATACAGGTACTTCAACCTTAAATACCTTAGCTATGGCATGAGCTGTGTTGTAGTCTACCCGATTACCAAGTAGTAATCGTCTAATGGTAGACTTTGATAACTCAGATGCATCTTGGATAGCCTTTTGAGTTTTGAACTCATCTGACTTATCGTTCCATAGCTTGTAGAACACATCCTGGCGTAGCCTAAAATTTCTTTCAGTGTGTGCCATGTAACTGCCTCTTAAGATATGCAATACGTTCATGTTGGTTAGCAGATATGATCATGAGTAGACCTAGTAAGCCTTGCATAAAGAATCCGCCAAATGTAACTCTGTCTAATTGAAGGGAGCCCATAGCGCCTACGATTAAGATAAATCCGATTATTTTGATTGCAGTCATCATTCTTGTACACCTCGTTTATTAATGAATCTGAGCCTCTTTGAACTCTTTATCTATACGGCTAGCCGTCCATCCTAGCGTGTTAGCTAGGTAGAATCGGAAGCCCTCTTTATCAATAGAGAATGTTCTGCCTTTCTTACCTTGGCAGTTCCAACATTGAGCGAATGGGAACTTATCCCTGGCGATACATTCACGTACCGCCGTTAGTGTCCATCCAAGCACAGTAGCCATTTGGCTAACTGCGATTGTTTTCTTTATCATAGCTACCTCCTTATTTAGTAACTAATGCTTTGAGTTCAGCTACTTCTTTACGAAGTTGTTCGAGCTCACCATTCTTAGCTTGTGGTTCGTATTCGGAACCTTTACCAGTACGGAACGCAGCATTGATATTGAATTGAGTTTCACCACCTAGTGTTATACCGAAGCCTAAGCGTACTTTTTCATTAGGGCTATAGAACGCACCAAGTGCTACGGCATTTGCGTTGCGGTAATGACCATAGCTAATAGCGAAGTTACCTTTGTCATTCTTGTTGTATTCAAGAGGATGTAGACCTGCTAATGCTGCAGAGCTTGCACCTAATTTATTCATGCGTTGAGATACGTTATTAAAGCTGTTCCCTAAGTTATCAATGCGTTGGTTAGTGTCAGACACACGATCAGTTACTTGGCTAATAGCATTAGTATTAGCATCTGTTCTGCCTTTAAGGTCTGCGATGTCTTTTGTGTTTACTGTTACTTGACCTTGGGTAGTAGTAAATGCGCCTGTTAGATTGTTAATAGCAGTAGTGTTAGTGTTAACAGCGCCTTCAAGGTTATTAATGCGGTTAGTGTTAGCGCCAATATTATTAGCATTTCGATTAATTTGTTGAGTATGTCCATTCACTGTACCTCCGATAGTATTGATTTCATCGTATGCAGCGTATAGCTGACTACCGTTTACAGCGTCTAAGGAGTCAGCCTCGACTCTACCGGCGCTTACATTTTGAAGTTGTCTGTTGTAATACTTAACTCCACCTGCACCCGCTCTACCACGAGCACCGAAGCTAACCACACTAGCAGGTTGTTCGCCTGCGAAGATATGGCGTGTACCGTTAAGGTCTACACCATCAACACCAACTGCGTCATCAGTGACCGCATTGGTGCCAATAGCCACTGCGTTCGGTTTATCAGAGATTGTGTTATTGCCAAATGCGATAGCATCAATGGCTACGGATTTTGCATGTGTACCAAATACTAGGGCGCCTTGGCCACTAGATTCGGAGTTGGAGCCGAATACCAACTGCTCTTTATCAGCGCCTATTTTGTTGTTGTAGCCTACCACTACGGATTGACCGCCGGCTACTGTGCCATTGTTAGCGCCAACTGCAACGGAGTTTTCTCCAGTTACATTGTTGGAGCGCCCGAAGGCCACTGAGCTTTCACCGGATACGAACGCACCGTTACCAATCGCCACGCTATCATAGGAAGCGGTTCTTGCTTGGTTACCGATTGCCACAGTGTATTCCACTAGGCTTTCAGCGTGAGAGCCAAAGGCGAAGGAGTTACGACCTGCTGCAGTAGCGTTATTACCGCCTGCAAAACCATTTTCACCAGTTACAGTATTGTTAGTACCAAATGCTAGTGCGTTATTTGCATTGATAGTATTTTGATAGCCAGATACCATTGAGCTATGGGAAGTAGCTGTGATGTTATTGTCCGTGCCTGCCAAAGTATTGTTGTTGGCAGCCATTACATTTACTGCTAAGGATGCGATTGTTGCTGTCATTAAAATTGTTTTATTCATGGATAAATACCTTTCGTTGTTGTATACTTAAGTTAATCGAATTATTATTTGATTGGCCCTGTCGGTATGTCCGGTACCGATGGGGTTATTTTGTACGTCTAGCATAGATTGGTTGGCCACCTTTTCTAACAGGTAGCACTCGTTCATTGCTAGTCATTTGTTGATGAGTAGATACCAAAGTGACCCTTGCGTTGATTAGATCACTTACACATTGCATCTCTTCCAAGTAGCCATTATCTAAGGTTGTAATAATAAACCTATCTAATGCTGCGACTACTGGAGCGATGTCCGGTACTTGTTGCTTCATAGTGAATACCTCCGTGTACGAAATATCGGACAATTAAGTTAAAAAAATTTGTTCGAGACCAAGCTCAGTTGATAACGCTTTCTTAACCAGTACCGCTTCGGGGAAGGTAAATGGACGCTTTCCATTCATCTTTTCGTTGAGCGTCTGGTACTTAAGCCCAGTCTCTCTCGCTAAGTCTTTGCGTGTCCAGCCTTTGCGAGCTAGTTCTGCGTTAAGATTTGGATACATTAGTTTTTCGCCTCCTTAGTTATGAATAAATATATCTGATGTCCGATATTTCGGATATCTCTATGGCTTTAGTATAGCTTTATATTTCGGACATGTCCAATAAACAGTTGTTGAAGTTTAGTTTAAACATAATTAAATATTGAAATATCGGATTTATATATAAAAATTCACAACTCATTATTGAAATATCAGACAGTGCATATTATAATTTACATATATAGTTAATTGATAGGGAGCTATTATCATGACTAGAGAAGATTATTTAAAAGCTAAGATTAAAGAATATGGGATGACTCAGCGAGAATTCGCCGCTAACATAGGGATGCCTTCTTCAACATTGTTTTCCATATTGCGCAATGTAGGAGGTGCATCAATAGATAATATTATTAAAATATGCAGAGGGTTACACATCAGTCCAGAAGATTTAGCCAATGTTGGAGAGCCTATTACACTCCCCCATGAACGCAAAGGGTATTATGTTGACGCTGAGACCGCAGCGTTTGCAGAGTATCTACGCACACGTCCAGATGCACACATGCTATTTTCTGCTGCAAAGGATATTAGTAAGGAGGATATGGAGAAGGCTGTTGAATACATTGAGCTACTAAAACTTAAAAACAAATAATACACAAGGGAGTGTTAGCTTGGTAGTAAATATTATTCATTGTGAATTGCCTTTCGTAGATGCTGTTGTAGAGGGTTCAGCAGATTGTGACACACATAATATCTATGTAAATAAACATTTGTCACAAGAGAAGCTACGAGAACAGATTAAGCACGAACTAACTCATATTCTTAATGATGACTTCTATATAGACCATCATGTCAATATCGTTGAACAGATGGTAAGACGATCATCACTAAATGAAAGTGAGCTAGAATTTATTCAGTTTTACCACCATTTCATTGATAACTAAGGGAGATATATCATGAAACTAAAACTAGCTATTATACCTATCATTATTGTTGTATGCGTGTGGTTGGTGTTCGCACTTAAGCCTTCCCCATCTATTGAGTTAAAGGATGAATCAGTCCTAGGTCAGACTACTACTCAGGTAGTGTTAGAGGATTGGACTATATTGTCTGCCACAGGTGGCTATGAGTCTAAAATCACATTAGACAATGGTAAGTCTGTAGATGCTAAGTGGTTAATTGTAGAGGATGTACCGCCTGCATATCGTTTAGATATGTTCCCTCACTCTTTCTATCATCACCACATTTATGTAGCTCCAGTACAGCCAGGTGTGGCCAAAGTGCTAAGCGAAGTAAAGCCAACAGTTACCTACTATCTTGGAGGTCAAGAAAAACAGATTAAGTTTAAATAATAAAAAAATACCCCTACCTAATACCTAGATAGGGGTAAAAAATTAAGCGACACCGAATAAACGATGCCGCCTCTTAAAACCAAATAGCACGGGGTGGTGTATTTAGTTTTTCCTATACACATATTATACTACTTCCGTGCAAGAATTACCATAGGAAGGTATAAAAATTAATGGCAATGAAACGAGCGAACGGTTCTGGATCCGTTTATAAAATGAAACATAAACCCCTGCGCAAGCCGTATCGTGCAGTAGTTACGACTGGCTATGACGAGAATGGCAAGTGTAAGCGTAAGACGATTGGCTATTATGCTAAATCAAAAGAAGCTTGGGACGCTTTGTCAGAATATGGTATCTATCCGGAGAAATTTGAGACTAAGAAAGTATTATTCAGTGAATGTTGGCGTTGGATGATAGCTGACAAAGAGCGAAAAGGAATAGATGTCAAAAAAGGCGGATATTCGACCGCACAAGCGAAGTTGACATCGATTTGGAATAAACCTATACAAGAGATTAAACTCGTTCACTTACAGGCCATAATCGATGAAAATAGCCATTTAAGTCGTTCATCTATAGCGATTATATTAAAAGGCTTGAACGGTGCCTTCGAGTCTGCGATTAAAAACGATATCATCGTTAAGAACTATGCAGCACTCCTCGAGTTAAAGCCGACTGAGAAGTCAGACATTCACAAACCATTTACAGAGGCTGAAATTCAAACTATATGGGAGCATGCTCACTTAGATATAGCTAAGCTTCTATTAATGTATATCTACTCCGGCATGCGACCTGTAGAGCTACTATCCATTAAACTTGATAACGTTCACCTGGATAAGCGTTATGTCATCGGCGGTGTTAAAACAAAAGCCGGCAAGGATAGATTAATACCTATTGCAGACTGTGTCATGCCATTTTATCGCGAAATTTACGCCAAGGCGAGCGTTTCTAAATCTGATACACTTATCCCTCAAGGGTACACTTCAAAGTACCTAGGGAAGCCAATAAAACGATTTTGTAAAGAGATTGGTATATCTGACCACTTGCCACATGATACTAGACATACGTTTGTAACCTTGGCTAGTAATTATGGAATGGATCGTTACGTTCTAAAGGCTATCGTTGGCCACACGCAAAGTAAAGATATTACTGCTGACGTATATACCCATAAAACGATTGAGCAGTACATCGAAGAAGTAAATAAAATACCCTCATCATTTAATTAAGGTTGTGCAACGGTTGAGCAACGCACACAAATTTTAGATGATTTTAAAAGAAAAAGCACAGTACCTATACGCATAAGTACTGTGCTTTGTGCATTCGTAGAACTGTATCTATTATTTGGAGTACAACTCTATTACCATTCAAAATCCTTATAACTACTGAGTTTATAGCCTTAAAACTTTTAAAAGGTTGAGCAACAGTTGAGCAACGTTACAAAACTATAACAAGTTTTAACAATTTATATAATATATACTATTATATAAATTTGGTCAAACATCATGCTATCTTGAATAAAAATTATGTCAACTAGTTCCATTTTGGAACACGTTCACATGAGTCTGCCTGCTCAACTGACAACTAATAGTTGATAGTTGCGTGTATCCACCATTACACGCTATGGAGATATTGGATCACCTCCGTCTATCTACGCAACACACCTGCAAGGAATAATGCAGCATTACTAATTGCCCATGTATCACGTTGCCGGCGTAACCTTTGTTCTGTTCGTTTATTATTCTTTATTTCCGCTTTCAACTCGTTCGATGATGCGTAAGCTGCGTCCAATGAGTTCGCTTGCTTGGTTGTTAGTTCCGATGCTTTCGCTAACTCTTGCCCCTGTTTCTCGTTGATAGCTTTGAGCTCGGCCAATTCCTTGCTCCGTTCTTCGTTGATAATCTTCAATTCGTTCAATTCGGTCGCTTGCTTGACGGTTAAACTCTGAGCCTCGTTCAATGACAAATTTGAGCTCTTGATTAAGGCGTCTGCTTGTATCAAGTTCCCTTTGAGTTCGTTCCAACTTGTCAATGGCACGCTGATAGTTTCCTCTTGCGGTGAAGTAGCCGTCAATGAGTTGGCATGCACCAATGAGGAGCAACAAACAACCACAACCAATAATAAGCCGCTTAATAGTAATTTGAGATTTAACCGCATCGAAGTACTTTTTGAATATCGCATACATATATGCCCCCTTATTTAGTCGAGATCATTCCAACGTGCTGCATAGCCCCTAACATCAACATGCACGAAGTCTTGGTGATAGTATTTGCCAATACCATCGGCGCCACATTCCTCGGCCACCTGTGCGAGATAATCTACATCTATGCCGTCATAGGTAATATCAGCCGCCAAGCCTTGCGTATGGTAAGAGTTGCGAACGCCGCCAACCTCCTCGTTGTGAGGCTCGCAACGATAGCCACTATTAATAGTAACAGGAACGCCTAAGCGTTCACGGATAGCGTCCAATAAGTCCACGAGTCTTTTGTCGATGATATGATCTAGCACATTATGGCCGTTTTCGTCCACCTCATGCCGTTCACAGTTGCAAGAAAATTCGTAATCATCGAAATATTCGCCAATTTTCATTATATTTACCCCCAAATTAAAAGGATGCACCCTTTGCGAATACAGCCATAACCCTTTATTTTTTTAAAATCATATCAATTTTGCTATGTACTACATCAAGCAGCCCAGCGATTGTACTGTTTCCGCCGTCTCTCATGTTCTCGAGAATACTCAAAAACTCAACCGAGCCAAGATATAGCCATACAATATTGACAGCAAAAGCATATTGTCCAGCCATGAAATCAAAGCACCACGCCCCAGCAGTTGCTAGGCAGTAAGTAAGTACTTTTGTTACGAATGGCTTTCTCATATGCTTTGAATTGATTAAACCTTTACCCCATGCGGCAGGAATGGCGATATATTTATCATAGCCACTTATAGTCTCTGGGTTAGCCCCTAAATCAATAAGCATTTGATAGCCAATAGCCGCCCAGCGTGTGATAAGGTCTAGGAATATCAGTATAATGAATATTCCCAGCACTTGCACATGTTTGATCCCTAGCATGTATATGCCAACCTCTGCCACTACCGCAAGCAAGGCTTTCACAGCGAATGAGTCTGTCAGCATTCGCCATGCCTCACATAAGAAATCTGTTATTACTTGCATTATCATTCCTTTTTTTAACCTATTAAATATGGTCTGTATCGTTTATGATAAACTCGCCTCTACCGTCATAATAGAAAATATAAGGCATTGCTGTACCCATAACGACGCTATACTCCCAACCCTCTTGCGTTGTAAGGTTAATCATCGAGCCAAGTTGCTCAATAACCTTAAATATTATGAGTTCTTTTTGGTTAACGATAACAAACTTTTGAGAAACGTCGATAGATAAACCTGCCGAGTCTGTAAATGTTTTACTAGATAATTGTAGAATTACTTTTTTATCTGTTGTGATTTTAACCTCATCAACCTCTGATTTACTCCATTTAGGCAACAATACCAACTCGGAAGTGCCATTGTAATTTGAGACGTCAATCGTTACAATTCTATCGTCTTTTGTATACGAAAGCCCATTATCGGTATCATATGTCAAAGATTGAGTTATTAATGTAATTTGTTGAGTGCTTTTTAAATTATCCACTAGGTCGTAGTAGTCAACTGCGATAGTACCTTTCATAGTGCTATCAATAGGCACTCGCATATTATCGGATTGGAACTCTCGTTTTTCACCGCCATTAATGGATAATTTAAAATGCGGCTCACCTGTGAAATCAATGTAAGCGGCGCCAGCTTTAGGTTGTACAAATTTCAAATCTTTAGGCACGAAATTATTGTAACAGTTGGAAAGTTTAATAACTTTCATAAGTACTGTATCGACGCTCGTATCTTCGAGCCAGATGCCATGCTCTTTTAAGAATTGAGCTGATTTTTCAGCACTGCCAGGGTCTCCTGTATCGCCTTTCTTACCTTTAATTGCGTTAAGTTGTTCTGGTGTAAAGTCGCTAAATTTAAAAGGGTCACCTTTGTCACCAGGGTCACCTTTCGGACCACGTAAGCTATTTAGCCATTCTTGCTCAGTGCCTTGGAACCCATGAGCGACTGCGATTGCATATGCACTTTTACCAAGCCCCTCTAATAGTGGCAATGTTGTATCTTTATCAAGTTTAATTGTTAGCGTATTGTCTGTACCTGCCATATTGCTCCTCCTTACTTATGCATAGAAATATCTGGCACGATCGTAATCGTACCTTGACCAATCTTTAGCCAGTGGTCATCGTTATAAAGGAATGCGTCGTAGATGTAATCGCCACCCTTTATTTTCTTCTCCGCTGACTCTTGGCCAGAAATAAAAAACCTTACCTGTTTTGACTCTACCACAGAATGTAACTCTAATATCATATTGTCATACGGGCGCTTGCGAATTTTACAAGCGCCTTTATATTGACTCAAATCCATGTCACTTTCTGGTTGTACTACATAACTGATAGAAAAGTCATCGCCACAGTTTAGGGTTAAATCTTGTTCGACCATATAGCCTCCTTATTGTCGTGCAATAACCAATACATATAGCTCGCCGTAGGAATAAGAATTAGAATAGTAATCATGTCCATTATCTCCGCCACCGCTCCATGTGTTAGCGCTTTTTGCCTCTACAACTGCTCGGCGTTTTCTAATAATCCCTACATTTAAAGTATCATTACTATTCATGTAGATGTCACATCGACCTATATATCTAGCTTTTTGTTGCTCATATTTTGACTCATCAATATAATTTTGTGTTCTTCTCTCCCACGGATTTGAAACCTTAGTTTCATAGTATCTATAATTGCTGTTGAAATAACTTTCGGTCATTATATAGCCGACAGGAATAAACGTACATTGACTTTCATTAAACCCTTCCGGTAGTGGACACCAGTCACCATGACGTACTTTGTAGATTTGCACATCAATATTTTTAATCTTATAGCCAGATTGGAATATTGAGGCAGCGTCAATACGTGAGCCTGTAATATTAGCGCCTACGATGTTGCCGTTTTCGTCAACCTTAAACGAGCCTGTCTTATTTTGAAGTACACCGCCGATAACCTTACCACCTGTTACAGTACCAAGGTTGCCACTGATTGCGCTTAACTCTCCGATGTCCATCTTATCTGCAGATACCGCTTTGGCTGCAAGCATCTGTTTAGTAATGATGTTATTGTCGAATAGTGCATCACCAGTTACGTGTAGTAGCTTGCCACTAATTCGTGTTCCCGTGGAGCTTAGATTAATACGACTTACAATCTCATTGCCATTCAATGCTTTTAACTTAATGTCAATACCTTCCGATAATTGGCTAAACTGTGTAGCCATATTAGCGGTTAAGTCCTGTACTTGCGTAGAATATGCATTAGCAGTTTGGGTAAGTTCCTTAATCTTATCGTCCATAGCCTTAATGCCAAGAGCTTCCTTGTCAATTAAAGCAGGGTCAATACTAGCCGGTACTGAAGTACCAACGATATCAGAGTACGCACCCTCACCAAATATATCCACATACGCTACTTTTACATTCAAGATACCTGGGTCATGAGGTATCATATTTACGTTTGTAGTAACAAAATACTTCTCTGTACCGAGGTATATATTAGCGCCTATACAAGTATCCGGTATGCTATCAAAGACTACGCTTACGCCTGTAATATTACCTTTAACTTTGACATTCGTTGGAGCTTTAGGAACTACTGCGTTATAGTCAAGTCTAAGAGCCGGACCATAACCTTTAACAGGATTGTGTGCGTAAACGAATACCGCACCTCTACGAGCCGATAACTTAATTTCAGAGCGAATATCTGTAGTCTTGGCTAGCCTATTATTAGCTTGGCCAACATTACTATCAAGTCGTACTTCGTAGTAATCAATGTAGGTATTCTCTACAGGGTCCCATGCAGTAACGATCGTTTTACCGATTGTTACCTCACCACGAGCCGGTGCATTAGGTGTAGCTACACTTTCAGCGGATACAGTAGCCGTAATACGTGCTTCAGCCTTACCGCTCTCGTTGCCGGACGTATCAACAGCTGATAGCTTGAATTGGTAATTGCCAGTATTTGGAATGAAGTACGAGTAGGATGTACCGCCTATATGTTTAATCAACACTACATCGTTACCGTCATATAGAGTGTATCCATGTAGGTCAGCCTCTGTATTAGGTTCCCATGATAAGTGAAGTACACTACTATTTACTGCGTCCTGTGTTACTTTAAATCCTTTAGGTGTGGCCGGTGGTATTTCCTTACCACTCACATACACCGCACGCTCAACACCTTCATATGCAGCACCGACTTCATTGGTACATACAATCTTAACGTCGTAATTGACGTCAGTAGCTACACTTGGAATAGTAACACTAGTAGCACTACCATCTAATACTTTGAACTGTTGCCACTCATTAGTAGTAACAGGCTTGTAATACACGATGATATTCTTAGCAACTCTATCCCTTGGTAATTGCCATGTGCCGTTGATATCACATAGTACAGTGCCGTCCTTTAAGGTCTTGGTATCAGCTAAGAGTACCAGGTTAATAACCTTAAGTACATCGGACTGTGTAGTATAGTCAATGATAGGAACAGAACCGTCATCGCCTGCGTATAACTCAGGGTAGTATTCAATACAGGATATCTTACGTGTCATTTCAGAGTTAGACTTACTGATAGACAATACTCTAAATGGCTTAGCTTCCTTAGTAGCCTCACCATAGGTGTATAGATCATCAGTTTGGATAACCACATTCTTAGCAAGGGTTAATGTATTACCACTGGCACTAGCTACGTCATAAGATTCTAATGCATCTGTAGTAGCGTTACGTACCATAAGTCGATATGTCTTACCTTGCTCGAATGTAACGTCTCTATCAAGCACTACCTTATTACCGGTAGCAGATACTATACGACCACCTTGCCCCCAGTCTGTCACATCGTGTTGTAGTAGGATTACATCCCCTATCGTGCACGCTATGGCGTCTGTGAAAGCCTCGAAGGTACAAGTACGCACCTCGTACTTATTCGCTCTTAGATAGTGTTTAGCGTAATTGTATGCTTGGTCTACGTTATCACATCCCATAAGTTCTACTTGCGCAGGACTAGCAAGCGATGTAGTTACGTCATATTCTTCACTGAATACTGGAAGCACATCACGTTCATAGTCTTTAGCTTTATTGAGGAATGATACCTCGATAGCATTTGCCCTAGATGAGGTGGCCTGGAACTCTTCCATAAAAGAGTCCATCTTAATATTGCCTACTGTGAATAACTGAGTAGGTGTAGCAGCATAGTCATAAATACAACTGAACCGAGTACCTAGAGGTATTACCTTACCTCTACCAACATTCTCAGCGTACTTAAGCGCATCCCATACTTGGCTAGCACTATCATAAATGTAGTTAAATGTAATATGTTTCTCGTCGCACTTATCAGCCCAAGCCTTAAATGCGTCATATACAAAGCGTTCACGAGGAGCGCCTTTTACTACATACTCATCGCCAATCTTTCGGCAATGGTGAAGAATATCATAACAAGCCCATGCAGGGTTATTCGCCGGCTTAGACTCATACGCTCCAGTATATGTATTAAATACCCATACTGTTTTGCGTTCCTGTAACCAGGTCACGTTTGGATCATTACCATTTAATTGGTCAGTAGCTAATGCTTTAATACCAATAAGTACCTA